GAAAGAAAGTCATCGAGAGTGTCTTGGAATAATCCTACGACTAACTCTACGTTTTCAGGAACGATTGGTAACTCTTCTTGAGCAAAAGAACCGACACCTATTTCAGGTCTCCAGTCTTCAGGTAAACCCTTGAAAGAGTCGAATCCGTACACTTTACCAGCATGATGTGATGCAATACGTCGGATTGTTTGGCCTGTGGCCACACCGAACTCAAGAAACAAACCATCTTGAGTCGATGCAGCCACGACTTTCTCAAAGTTTTCGTATAACGTATTCTCTGATTGATACTGACTTAATAGTCGATCAACTTTTTCTTTATTGTTCACTTAATTACCATATATGTGTTGTCACCATCTTGGCCAGTGGTGTTGTGATGCATGTAAGTTGCGTTACGATTAGCGAACCACTTCTTGAAGTAGTCACTGTTATCAATCGTACCGAAGATCTTAGCTTGATACATCACCAACCACTTATCTGAGTCGATGATCTTTTCCATGATCTTATCACGGAAGTCGATCGGAATCTCACTCAGAGACCAAGTAGCGATGACGAGGTCAGCTTTTTCAAGATCAGCGGGGTCAGATACGAAGTTAGCTTGAATATCTTGTTTGTTCAAGTAATAGTTCTGAATCTTTTGAACTTCAGGGAAGTCATAGATGGTATATTTACCCTTGAACCCAAGATCATGAATCACCGAACACATGTCACCGTAACCGCCACCGATTTCTACGATGCTGTTGCAGTTCTTGATCTCTTCCGGAGTAAATCCACAGATAGCTAAGTGAGCTACGTCTTGAACACGCTGCATGCTAGTGTCAAAGTCGTCAGCAACTTTCAAGAAGTCTTCATTACCTTCCGGAACACCGATCCAATTTTCTTGAAGTGCATAACGAAAGTCTTCATTCTCATAAGCAGCGTTGAACGCAGCACCTAAGAATCGGGCTGTACGTCCACGAGTTACGAGTGGAACGTTGTGAACGCTCGCCCACAGACGAAAGCGTGGGAAAGGAAGATGATCGCAGTCATACTCAAACACTTCACGCATGGTCGGCCAATAGTCGGGACCATTTACTTGCTTAGCCTTGATAGCTTTTTGAGCCATCTCAGACTGATAGTCAAAATCAGAAAAGATTAGATTCACTTGCCACGTTCCTTTTCAACTGCTTTAACGCGAAGATACGTTAAGATATTTTCAGGTGACGTCTCACCATACGGATCATCTTCAGCGTTGTTTCTAAATCCTGGCTCTTCGAACCAAGCTTCAATCACACCATTATTGACAATCATAGCGTAACGCCACGAGCGATCACCGAATCCTAGGTTCTCTTTCTGAACCAGCATATGCATCTTATTAGTGAAAGCTGCATTGCCGTCTGGAATGACTCTAACGTACTCAAGCTTCTGTTGCTTAGCCCAACAATTCATCACGAACGAGTCGTTTACTGAGACGCAATAGATCTCGCTGATGCCGAGATCGACGAAGTCGGCAAACTTTTCTTCGAATCCTGGAAGCTGGTAGGTGTCACATGTTGGTGTGAAAGCACCCGGAAGTGAGAATACAATAACGCGTTTGTTACCAAACAAGTCGTAACTGTTTACATCACTCCAGCGATAAGGATTGGATCCCGCAACAGAATCGTCGCGAACACGGACTTTAAAGTTAACAGCTGGAACAACTGAGCCTATCCTATCTTTTGAAACTTTCTCGTGGTATTTAGCTTCCCACTGATCATCATCATAAATGTTCATGATAATTCCTCAAGCTTGACGAGTTATATATGTCCGACGAATCTGAGTAGCACCGAAGAACTTTTCAACGAGATCGATAACGACTGCTTCATCGTATGTCTTACATGAGAAGACGTCGAGATACATCGTGTCGTTTTCGTTGACGAAGTGAGCGCAGATGTTTGAAGTTTCAATGAGCTGGACGAGAGTGAAGCCAGCCTTGTTACCCGAACCGAAGTCGTGGATCTGAGGCTCACCAAACGCCACCATGTCGATCTCTTCAACGAGCTGCTTAGCGAAGAGATATACGTTTTCATAGCTGATGATCTTTTCGTGATCACAACCAGCACAATCGAGGATGAGGTGGTAACCCCAGTAATTAGACATCAGTTTTCTCCTTAAGTTTGTTAATTAAAGTAAACTTTTTTTCTTCATCCCATACAGAAAGATATTCATTATCTTCATGGAATAGTCTGAGATATTCTTCTTTGGTGATCTCTCTCGTAGAGAGATCCATCTCACCGAGATGTACTTGACTCATCTCATTGGCGTCACCAAAGAGAACGAGATCCGTTGCTTGATAGTTAGGTGCGTCGTCAGTGAGTTCAACTACGTAACGATGACGGAATTGAGAAAGAGTCTCAACCATAACCAACTTAGACATATCAATATTCCGTGTCGATGATTTGAACGTAGCTCACTGAGTCGATGCGGAAAGAACGCCAACCGCCAGCATTAACATCCCAAGCAGCAATCGTGTTCAGATTTTCTTTCTTCTGATGTTGCTCATCGAGATGATCGGGATTGTAGTTCTGAGGAAGATACTGAGGATCAAGAGTGCAACGCATCACACGTCCCTCACCATTCACTTTAGTAAAAGTCACTTCAATGATATGTGACTTAAGATCTTTAAGAATTTCATCACGCTTATATACGGTCATGTCTCACCTATTCATTTAAAAGTTGTGTAGTCTCACTGTGTTCCTGATTTACTCGCTCGGCGAGCTGAGTGTAACCGCCGATGTAGAAACCATCGACCGTAATGATTGGAAACGTTCTAGCCGTAGGGAACTGTTCCAAGATTTGTTCACGAGTAAAATCCAAACCAAGCTTATGTTCTTCGTATTGAATCTTACGTGTGTTTAAGAGGTGTACTGCGCTCGTGCAGTACGGACAATTGTCCTTACTGTAAACTACTACTCTTTCCATGTGCTGATGATCTCTGTCCAGTATTCGTTGATGTCTGCGTTGTCTTCATAGTTGTAGCCGGCTTCGACCATGTCGAGGGCAATCATCTTCTCAAGCTCACTCATCATATCCCAATCGCGATCCATGATACCTCACAAAGTTTCAGTAATAAGATATTATATCTATACTAAGCGAAAATGTACACTATTATTTTAAGCTAAGTGATTGATCTTTTAACGACTGCTCATATCTGTTAAGCTTATTAAGGTAGCCTCTATTTCTTAGCTCCTTAAAGATAAGGTTCTCAAAACTAAACTCACCGCCTCTAGAGATAGCTGCGCCTCTCATGTCTCTAATCTTACGTTTGAATTCTCTAACAGCTTCGACGTTCATCTTATTCTTAATGATGTCGTCGATCGAATTCTTGTAGAACATAACCTTTTGTTTCAGCACTCTATCGTTCTTGAAGTCGTAGCTTCCACGATTCGGGAATTGTAGCCACTTATTACGGATGAGGGAATAGACACCCTGATTGCTGGCAAATCCGTCTTGGGAGTGTTGGGCGTAGGGCTCAAGCGATATGCCAAGTATCGAGATCTTATGGGTGAGTGTCCATAGTAGCTTCTTATCTTGAAGGTACTCATCTATGATCTCTCTGCTCGCGCCTCTAGCAAATGTGTTTCTATCGATAACTATATGTACATCGATATCTGACATGGGTGTATAGTTATAGTTTGCGTTACCTCCGAGAATGATGATATCTTGAATCATTGCTCGTGGAATCTTGGCGAAGTCAGCCCACGCGTAACCGAATTGAATGAGTTTTGATCTGACCTGTGGTTTTAGATCATTACCGTTCCAAAGCTTAGGATTTAGCTCACTGTGATACTCGAGTGAGATCTTAGTTTCTGTGACGTAAGTCTTAAAGTTTTTCATCCGGTTTACCCATGTTTTGGGTATTTATACTAACGCTAAAACGTTCATAACGCCCGCGACATAGATGACTGAGACGACGCCTTGAATAACTAACAAAGACCACTTACGCCACTGGATAGCGACGATAGCCCATCCAAAGTTACCGGCTAGACTCAAGTAGATGTTAAGAGGATAGATGTTAAACGCCGTTAGTACACACCCACAGATAAGAACCGCGGTGGAGATCCACTCTGCCCAGAAAACCCAATTTAATTTCATCACCAATGCCTTATTACGCCCGACACGATAAAGAAGTTAGTAATCACGTAACATAAAACTATTAGAGTCCTAACGATTGCTACACGATCCGCTTCTTTATCATCTTCGCTAGCTTTCTCACCTAGAGCTTTTGCCCATAAACGCCACATCAATAGAACTCCACGATCTCATCTGCGATACCATACTTAACTGCTTCGGCTGCAGTCAACCATACGTCTTGAGGAGGAAGAAGATACTTCTTGATCTGAGACTCAGTCAGACCCGTACAACGCTTATAGTGTTCAACGATACGTGTGTGAGTGTTTTGGAACTCTTTGACTTGAGCCATCAACTCGTGTTCTTTACCTTGTGATCCCCACGAGTACTGATGTGAAAGGATCGCTGTGTTACGTGTGATGAAGCGTTTACCTTTCTCACCGGCGATAAAAGTCATAAGTCCACAACTGGCGATCTCACCTAAGCCATATGTGTACACAGGAATCTTTGATCCCTTCATAGTATCAATTAGAGCAAACGCGCCGGCGATCTCTCCACCCGGCGAGTTGATGATCATCTTCATACACTTCGGACGATTCTTAGACATGAGATTACGGGCGATGATGAACTCGATCGCTTCGCCCGTAGAGTCTGCATCAAAATCTTTATTAAACAAAAAGTAATGATGGTCTTGAATATTAGGAATATCGTCTGACTTATCGTCTTTGCTGCTCATAACAAAACCCCATTAATTAAGCGTATGTTCTATAACCTAATACTTTACTCACTGGATAGTAACCGACTTCAACTGACTTCTCAGTGTTACCGCCGAGTACTTTAACGTACTTGACACCATCAATCATTTCAAATCCTTCAAAGAATCCAACGTGGCCTGACCAACCGTCGTTGCCGCGAGCCAGCACTACGATGTCTCCTTCTTTAGGATCTTTAGTCTTAACACCCCATGTTAAGAAGCTACGGGCTCTAAGACTCTTAGTTGTCTCGAAACCTGCGCGGTTCAAGATAGCGTTAGCAAACGCAGCACACCAAGGAATGCGTGCTGGATCTACGGGCTCTTGGTTACCATGCGAGAGTAGAGTCTTTAGTTCGTGTCTATCTTTCTTCTGGTTCTTACCTTGCCACTTCTTAGCTTCAACTACTACTTCTTTAAACACTGGCTCACAAGTAAACCAGCTACACTTCATAACGATTTCTTTACGTGTCTGCTCACGTGACAAAACAACCTTAGTTCTAATCGGTGGCTCGTCGCGCTTAGCTAGAATCTCTTGTCTTGCTTTCTCTTGAGCCCAATACTCACTTGAAGATTGTTCATTAGAACTCGTGTAAGAAGAAAACATAGATTCATTCTTTAAGAATGGATTATTCTCAGGCGCTACTTTAGCTGCACGAACATGCTTCTTCTGAATCTTCTTCTTTACAACTTTTTTCTTTACAGTCTGTTGAACGACTGTCTGTTCTGTAGAAGTTGGTTTTGCTTCAACGATTGAAGATGCTAAAAGAGCACCTACGGCAACCGTGGCCGCTAAAATTACCTTGTACATTTTAATCTCCTATTTTCGGTGGTCCAGCACCTCAATCAAGAGTTTAGCTGTACCACTGTGAAAGAAGCCCAGAGCTTTTGCCCCACCACGTGAAACGTCGACTTCTCTTCCCTTAATAAACGGCCCTCTATCATTGACAACCGCGTCGATGGTAGTACCGGTCTTAACGTTAGTTAGCCGGAGCATGGTCCCGAACGGTAAAGTTCTATGGGCCACCGAATACTTATCTGGATTGAATCTTTGACCGTCAGCTGTCCTCTTCCCGTCTTGGTACCAAGTAGCAGTACCTTGGTAAGACTTCTTTACAGCTTCAGCTTTTAGCTCTGGTGACGAAGCACAGCCGGTCAGCAAGACTGAATATATGAAAGTTATTAATTTCTTCATTTTTGTGGTAGGTGCTTCCTATGGACTTTGACCATAATCCAGCTATTATACCACATGTCGTGCTCAAGTACACCTTCATTAAACTGGTACTTAGCTTCCCAGTAGTTGCACTCGCCTTTAGTCTTACAGAGCCGCAGGATAACACGCGTGTAGTTATGTTTCCCTTGCGACTCAATCTCTTCTAGCAACTCTTTATTTGAGCCGTAGTAGTCTTTCCAATCCGATTCAATAAGTGAGCGCTTCTTCTTGCCTTTGACTTGTTTCGTCTTAGTTTTTTTAAGAAGCTTTTTTCCGATATACTTTTTCTGAGATGAAACGTTTGTAATGATGTAGACGAATCCAAGGTAATCATCGAGGATTTCAGAGTCAACAACGTTTCCCTCATAGGTCCACGGATTCTCGTAAGACACTATTCGTCATCCCAGAGCTCATCATCTTCATCGTCTTCTTCTTGGGTTTGCCAACCACAAAACGGACAAAACGAAGGTTCTTCTTTCTCACGATGAATCAACTGATACTCAGCGTCGCATTGCTCACATAAAAAGTCTGTTCCCATTATTATATCCTACACTGATTCTTTTTATCATCAGACACTGTCTTGAGATCGACCGGCGGGATCGGGTTCTTAACGTTCTTCACGTCAGGAACATTGAACGTATAGCCAGATGCTTTCTCAATATCAGCGACGGTTACTTGATATTTAGTAAAGTCTGGAGAGATGCCATTTTGATTAGGCATCATAAATGCGATAGACTTCTTCGTGTTATTATCGATTAAGATCTTATAAAGTGCGTCCGGTACTACGACTTTATTGGCACCGATAGTCTTAGATGATTCTGACCAGATGTTACCAGCGATGATGCTGTACGAGTGTTTAGTTGCATACACCCATGCGCGTTCCGCCGACTCAATATTCTTCCACGTTCCACGATTTACTGCTGGAAGTTGTGGACTCATGTTAGACATGATGAACGACTCGCGAGCAACTGTAACATCATAAGACATGTCAGCGTTATTAGCTAAGTGGCCCTGATCATAACCAGATCCAGCGTAGTCAGATGGCTTAGCCGAGTTTGCACCTAATGATTGATCGGCGGCAAATGCATCATCACGAGGCAAGCAACTGATAACGTGATCTGGCGTAAGTGTCCAAGCTACCCAGCCTGGAATCTTTGCAGCGTTACTATGAGCCAAGATGTAACCTGTGCGACAGATGATAGGCTCATTCTGTTTAACAGAAGGTGCACCGTATGGGATCATTGTAGTGCAAGCAGATGCTGGCTTAGGTGGAGCCTGCTC